ATATCTTCTAGTAGAGATTTATTTTTGTTTTTGAGTAGGAAGTTCATCAAAGAAAAAATCTTGATATCTAAAATATCCTCAACAACCTCACGGCGAGCCTTGGTAGACAACTGCATGAAAGGTACAAAGGTAGAAGAACCAAGAATAACAACCTGTGTGAAAGAACGATAGTTCAATCCCAAGATTTGTTGTTCTAGATGTTTTTGATAATCCCTTGCGTTTGCATCTTGATTTATCATAGTATCACCAATCCAAACTTCAAACTTGTTTGGTTTGATACCACGAACAACCTTTACATCTTTATTGTTCACATTAAACTCTACCTCAACAATAGTACCATTGCCGTTCACAGAGTTCACAAGTTGTGATTTAGAGATATTGCGAAAGGGTTTGTTGAACAGGACAAAACAGAGAGCATCAAGAATGGTAGACTTACCGGCTCCGTTTTCTCCAATAATTAACGTAGTCGGAGCATAGTCCAACTGTATTTCTGTAAATTGGTTTCCAGTGGACAGAAAATTCTTCCACCTTACTTTCTTAAATGTAATCAAAGTTCCAAGTCGCTCGCTTCTACATAAAGTGACTTCATCATACTAGTCAATCTTTTCTTATTCAAATCCACATCAAGTTCATCAATGTAGCGTTCCAACAGAGTCATAGTGTCCTCTGCATTCTCAATAATTGCATCATCAACATTCGATGCATCCAAATCACTAAAGTCCTCTACAATCTTTACCTCATGGGCTCCAGATTCGCCAAGAACTCTATCAATGAATCTATCAAATTGATACAAGTCTTTTTTATTTACTACTACTATCTTAACAAACTTTTCCTTCAATGTCAAGATGTCAAAGTCATTATAATTTGTAGTAGTATCATCATAATATACTTTTTGAAATATAGTATAAGGATTAACAATACGTTCTAGTTCTCGTGTATTCGTATCAAAGATATGAAAACCTTTTGGACAACCATCATCACTCCAAGTCATCTGGTATGTGTTACCAAGATAGTACACATGGCCATCATCAGACTTCTTGTGAAAGTGTCCAGAGAACACAGTATCGAACTTATTTAGAAACTTCTTATCATAACCGTTTTCTGAGAAGTGTCCTTTATGCATCTCAAAACCGTTAATTTCAAAATGCCCCATACAAACTTGTGCAGAAGTCATTTGAATACTTCTCATAGAACGCTCGTAGTTATCAGAACAAATCCAAGGCATAAAATGAATAGGTGTTCCATCAAACTCTTGAGTACATGGGCCATCATAACATTCAATACCAGAATACTTTTCTTCTCCTGGCCCACCTAGTAGTTCATAGAGAGAGTTAATCTCATTGGTGTTCTTGTAATAAGTATCATGGTTTCCTGCCATAACGTGCATCTTGATTCCTCTAGATACAATAGGAAGGATAAAACGCTCACGCAAATCTTTTGCAATTTTATAGGATACAAACTTACGTCTGTCCATCAAATCGCCAAGATGAATAATCGTATCAATTTTATGTTCGTCAAGATATGGGAAGAACGTATTCTCCCAAAACTTGTAGAAGTATTCGTTGAATGCTAGATTATCATTGCGAGCGCCAAAGTGAGTATCAGTTATCAGCGCTATCTTCATCGTAAAATTTCTCTAGTCCTTTTGGTTCAGTTTTCTTTTTCTTTTTTGGTTTGTATACATCTTCGGCTGGTAGGAAGTTCTTTTGTAGATACTCCACAAACTGTGCCTGTTCCATATCCTCACCAACTGCAAGAATATCGACATTCATATTCTCAATCACTTTGTGTCGAATATGTTGTTGTTTCTTTTCTTTCTGAATCCTACGAATGAATGCGTAGTAGATAATTTGTGTAAAATATGCAAATGGATTCTTTGATTTATCTGGGTTGAAGTTGCCGCAATACTGTAGACAGTTTTCAATACCATCAGAAATCATCTCATCCCTGTAAGTATAATTAATAAAGTTTGGACGGTAAGATAAGTGATTTGCAATTTTTAAGAAGCATTCTCCAATATAGTTAGTCACTGGTGGTTGTGGGTCACCTAGTTCCTCTGCTTCTTTACATCGCTCTTTCCACTCTTTCATCGCCTCTAGGAACTGTGCATTATTTACATAATGCGCCCCTTTGGTTCTTTTAGCCATGTTCACTCCACATATATTGTTGGATAAATTTCCAACTATTTGATATATCATACATTAATTCGACTCCTTTGTCAAGAAGCAATTAATTTCAAAAATGTATTGACAAGCCCTTGACAACTTGGTATAACAGCTATGCTGGGGTTGAAAATAAATAGATCTAATGTATAGTATCTGTATCAGGTTCACCAAACTCTTCCCACATCTCTTCATCTTCAATTTCTTTTAGTTCTTGATTAGTTGGTGGGAGAACCACATCATCATCCTGAGCAGTTGCTTTCTTAACACAATATTCATAAAATTTACTTAATCCATAAGAGGCCTGTGTGAGAACTATGATTTGAGATTTTGGTACATCATAGGTGTCAGTCTCAGAAAAGTGAATCCATTTCTGAAGAGCTAGTGCCTCCTCTAAACCATTTCTAGTTGCTTTTGGGTATGCATTTAGTTTCATTGGTTGAACAACACTGACATATGGTTTTTCTGGATTATGTACGACATTACAAATGATTTCTTCACCACTAGATAGTTTTAGAATTTTTGTATCCTGTGTCATTTAATTTTTATCCTTTTAATTTCATAGTCAAACTGTTCTTCATTGTATATATTTATTCGTTCCATAAAATGATTGAGGGTGAAGTTTCGTTTTGATTTGTAGGTAAAGTCATCACTGATGTCGAATAAGGTAGCGGTATCTTTACTATCTCCAACTCGCAACCCTCTTCCAATTGACTGCAAAACCCTAATGCGACTCTTAGAGGGGGAAGAGAACACGATGTTGTGCAAATTGCGAATATTAATACCAGTAGAAAAAGTACCATAGGACGCAATAATAATCGCATCATTCTCTTTCTCAGTGATGGCACGAATATCCTCTCTCGTTTGCGTGTCCGTTCCCCCATGAACATAGAATATCTTCCTGTCGTACTGTTTGTTCAGTCTGGCCTGTGCAGTCATCATCAAGTGTAAGTTATTTCCATGTTTCTCTACAAACTGAAATAGTATTAGTGTATTACCTTTTATTGCTCTTGTCAACCCTATAATAAATTTATTTCTTTCTGTATGACGTACAATATAATCTACCTCATCCTGATAGTTCATATCTTTTACTAATTTACATTCATTTTCTGGGTATGTCAAAACTAAGGCCTTAATTGAAAAGTTTGCAAGTGTTTTCTTGTCAATTAGTTCCTTTGTGGTGATAACTTTATTTAGACTACCGAACAGTCCTTCTAATACAAGTCTGTGTGTTTGCATACCATCCAGTGTACCTGTCAATCCAAAACGATACTTACATAAATGTAGTTTGGTTAGAATAGAAGTCAAGGATTTAGATTTAAATAAATGGGCCTCATCTCCAATTACACAACCAAATTGTTCAAAGTAACTCTTAGGCATTTTATAGAGAGATTGCCATGTAGATATTACAAGTTTCTTTTCTACTTTTCTATCATATCCACTATATACTTTTTGCATATATGCATCTAACCATCCATAATCAATAAAGTCAGAATACATCTGTTCTACCAAAGATGTTGTGGGAACAAGTATTAGTATCTTATCCTGTTCTGTCTCTGATAATAACATCTCATAGTATCTTACAAGTATGTAGATAATAAGCGACTTCCCTGAAGCAGTAGGACTAAGCAACAAAGCACGATGTTTTCTAATTGCGAACTCCACTGCATTAACTTGGTAGTCACGAGGTTTGATAGATTTTCCATTGGATCGTATGTTAAGCTGTCTAATGAATCCATTAAGTATTTGTTTGTCGATTTGTTTTTCGTCATCTAGTTCCTCACTTACTGTATAATCTTCCTCAAAGTCATCAAGGTATTTCTTTAGATATGGTAATAGGCCTATGTACAGTTCACCGTTTGATGGAGAAAAAAGTCTAATCTTTCCATCCCAAACTCTGTTTCTGTATGCAGGCATAAACCTAGCGCCAGGCACTTCAAAAGTAAAGTAATCTGACAACATCCTTGCAATGGATGGTTCAGTCTCTACTCTAAGAAATACTTCATTTTTCTTTGAGATTGTTGTCACTAAATCGCACCATCTACAAACTTACGCCATGCGATTGCATTCTTAATATTCCATTGTCTATCAGATACATTCTTCATAATAGATTCACAAGTAGATACACACATCTCATAGTATTCTATAAGTTGTTTCAGTTCCACTAATTCTTTATCTGAATCTAGATAGATATGTAAATCTGCTTTTAATACTTTATGATCGAATGGATTATCACGATACACTTGAGGGTCAGATTTACCTGAATAATATTCCCACTTTTTTCTTTTGAGAATATTGTATTCGCCTCTCTTCATAATGAGAAGTTGTTTGTAGTTGTTTAAGTGATTGAGATATTTTTGGTGAAGGGATGCATTTCTTAGAGACTCATCTGCAAGTTCTAAGTCATCCATCTTCAAGTCTTTTTCAGCCATTTGCTGAAGTTCATCTAGTTTCATTATATTATCATCCTATAGAGTGAGCAGAGATTGGTTGGAACTTACTGTTCTATATTATCTCTTACCGTTGAGAGACTCAAACTGATACTGCTTAAGTACACCTTGTCTGCTCGGTATATTTATAAACTTTCAAATTCGTACAAGTCGTATTTCATGGTTACAGTTGCAGTTAATTGTTCTGTATCTGTAATCTGTGAATTATAGGCAAGTCCACTAAGTGCAGTTGGAAAACAATTAGTAAAACTAATTCTTGTCTTTGCATTATTCTTATTAGTAAGAATGGTAAGTGTTGCATCACTCATTAATGATGATGGTTGTCCAACACTTTTTCTTTGTGTATCTATAGAGGGTTCGCCAGGGCGTGTTTGTGCTTCTGCAGCAAGAGCCGCAGTAAATTGTTCATTGTCTTTAGGAAATCCAATACCAATCATCCAATCATGTATTTCACGATAATTAGATAAATCTTCATTTACTAGAAATGTAATTTCTAAATCTTCAAAATCTATAGTGTCACCCATGAATGCAATAGTTTTGAATCTTGTATTAACAGTTGCATCTCCTGTAAAACTAATGCCAGGCAAATTCACACCTGTTACAAAATATTCTACATTGGGTATCTTCAACAATTGAAATCTGAATTGTGAAGGTGACGCAAAATCCATGTTTGCTGGTTGTCTTTGTAATGGATTAATTTTTGTCATAGTGTTCTTCCTTTACACTATTTATAACGAAAAAAGGGGAGCATTTCTGCTCCCCTGAGTTTTGGTTGCTTGAAACAACTCTTATTACATAATGTTGACGACTTGTACTCTTCTGTAGTATACGTTGTCGTTGGCTGTAAGAGCTCCGCCTCTGACGTTTGCACCACCAGCAAATGGGTTTGCAGTAAGACCGTAACGTGTCTTGAAACCAATTTTTGGCTGGAATGTGTTCTCACCCACTGCACGAACCATCTGTAGTGGAACGTATGGGCAGTAGAAAAGACCTGCGTCATATGGTGAAGTACCTTTATAACCCACTGTGTAGTACTGTTTTTCAGCACCGTTTGCGGCATATGGGTCAATATACACTTTGTAACGTCCGTTAAGAACACCAGCGAAAGTGTTACCAGCATCATCAACATTCAAGTTGTTGTTGAGGGCAGGAGCGTAATCAAGAACACCAGCCATCTGAAGTGCAGAAGCGACATCAGAAGAACAGATAATCATGTTACCCTTACCTCTACGAGTTTCGATTGCAATTTGGTTAGCATCTCTCTCGACTTGGAACATAAGTCCTTTGAACTTTTCAACGCTCCAACGTCCGTTTGAGTCAACGTCCATGTCGAAGATACCAGCGTTTGCAGTATCAGTTTGTGCGCCTGGCTTTGCAGTTACATAAACAGTTCTTACGACTTCTCTGTTGATTTCAGAAAGAATTTCTGAAGAAAGAATGTTTGCAAGTTCTGTTTCTGCGTCAAGACCGTGAATTGCTTTAAGGTCTTGTGCGAGTTCCATTGTGTACTCTGCCTTAAGCGCTCTTGATCTTGCTTCAACAGTTTGCTTCTCGATTGAGAATGCCATTTCTGCAAAGTGGTTAGAACCTGAGTCGCCTTTGGCTTCTGCAGCCGCAGTTGTCATACCAATACCAGTTACATATGTGCCTGGAGCAGCATCGTTAAGAACAGCAGGGTTAGTACCTTGCATTTGAGTGTTACCACCTGAGAAGTCGTTATCGGCTTCGTCATAGAATGCTTCTGTACCAGATTGGTTAGTATAACGTGAACGCATTGCAAAGATAAGTCCAGTTGGGCCAGTCATTGGCTGAACACCGGCAATATCATATGCGATAAGGTTAGGCATCGCTCTCCTTACGAGAGAGATGAGGATCGGATCCCAATTATCAACGGCAGAACCAGTTGCGTTAGTTGGGGCAGCTTCGCCGAGGAAACCTCTATCCTCGTTGAGAGCAGCTTCTTGGTTTTCTAGGACAAGAGTGGTTACAGCCTTACGATAAGAGTCTTTGATCTCTGGAAGATCGTTATGCTCTAGGACTGGCTGCCACTTTTCCTGTAGATGTTCTGTTTTGAACATTTTAGTTTCTCCTTATTGAGTTTTCTTATAATATTTATAAAAAACTAACTTTTGATTAGTTTTTTGTCCGCTTTACATTTTTACTGATTGCAGCCATGTAAGTGGACATTGCACCAGTTGTATCGTAGGACTGTCCTTCTTCCGAAGCACTGTCCACAGATTCAGCGACAGTTGTTGCTTTAGGGAAATAACTTTCCTTGAGCTGGTCGAGTTTTTCTTTGAAAGACTCTTCATTTGAAAAATCTACCTCTTCTGCAAGAGACTTAAACTTTTCTACCTCTGTATCTGCGAGGTCAGAAGAACATTCAGTAAATACTCTCTCACGAACAAGAACGTCATGTGACTTTTTCAACTCAGCACTCTTTTCAATTTGTTCGTTGAGTTTTGCTTCAAGTTCATCAATCTTCTCAGACTGTTGACCAAGAATGTCGTACTTCTCATCTGGAACATCAACATAATGCTCTTCAAACAGAGCCTTGAGTCCAGAGATAAAGTCCTCTGCGATTTCGCCTTTCAAGCCACGCTCGATTGCGATTTCGTTTTCTTTCATCCACTCTTCTACAACATAGTTCATGTAGTTGTCAACTTTTTCAGTCAACTCATCACGCACTCTGTTGATTTCTTCAGCGACTTCTTGAACTTTATCTTGTTCAATTCTTTCGACTTCAGAACGAAGTTTAGATTTAACAGCGGCTTCAAAAACTGTAGCAGCCTTAGTTTTAAATTCTTCAGAAAGTTCCTCATCTTGTGTAAGAGCAGAAACGTCCTCAGATACATCTACAGAAGCGATGCGCTCATCAAGAGTAGATTCTTCAACCTTTGCGTCTTTCGACTCGGCTTTTTCCTCTTCCTCTTCTTTACCCATCATCTCCATCTTGTTATACATGGCCTTGAGTTCTTTTGCTTTCATGCCTTCCATTTTTTTCATCATTTCGGCTTTCATCATTTCTTTAGTCATGGCCATTTCCTCTAACTCCTCACCGTCATGTTCAATTTCGGTTTCAGCAGCAAGAGGTTCTTTAATAGCAGTTGGTTTGTCTGCGCCTCCGGCGTCTTTTGCACCTTTGGTTTGAGCATCAGAAACTTTCTTCATCTTGTCACCTGCTTTTGCAGATCCAGATTCCGCTTCTGGTTTCTCTTCACCGGCACCGCCGAGGTCTTGGACTTCACCCTCTACTTTATCCATTGAATCACCTTTTGCGGCACCCTTCTTAGGGGTATCCTGAGCCATCTCATCGAGCTCGCTCTGAACTTCCGCTTCTAGTTCCTCAATTGTCTTGTCTAGTTCTGACATTGGGATTTCTCCTTGAGTTTTGTTATCTTTACATATTTATAATAATTAAAGTTTCGACAAGAATTTTGCGAATTCTAGAGCGGAAACATTAGATTGTCTCCTTCTAACACCCTCATTAATTCTGTCTTTGATATTTTGTATCTCTACCTCTTTCAACAATCCATTATCCCAAACCCACTCTTTACCTTCCATGATACCTTCAACGAAGGCCTGAGGTGCAGAAGGGTCTGCAACAATATCTGCCGCAGTGGCGAGATAAAAATCGTCTTTCACATAATTTGCACCACCTTTATTTTCCAGTGAACCCATACCTCTTGAAGAGACACCAAGTTTACCACCGTCTTTGATTAGTGCTTTCGCAATTTCCCCCATCGGAGTAGAGAGCAATTTTGCCTCACCAACGAAGTTCTTTCCATTCGCTTCCAGTTTTGTGATCATGTGCGAAACCCTGTCAAGATTGACTGTTGGGCCTTCAGGGTGTCCAAGTTCCCCAAATGCACGACCTTCAGCAACAAATTCTTTATTGTAACGAGTGACTTCTTTCTGAAGTACACCCATTGGATAGACTCGACCATTTCTATTTTTCTGGTCGGCCTGCATGAAGATTCCACGAATCTTCATTTCTTTTTTATCGCCTTTTTCTTCAACGATATATTCTACGTCTTGTATCTGTTCTGCAATAAGTTTCATGTTAGAACCCCGCCGAAACTATTGGAGTAATTTTAAAATCGGATGCACCACGCATTCCAACTCCAATATCTGTATGGATAATAACACCAGAGTTTGCATTAATTCTTATTGAGCCTGTGTCACCATCATCGTCTGCATTTCTAATTGTAACCACACCTTTAGAACCATTATTGAATACATAATGTGCAGTAGCGGTTTTACCCTTAGTGCTTCCAGTGGCCAGTGCTTCTTCTGCTCCAATTATTTTCATGTTACTCTTCCTAAATTGATAATACTTCTGCCTCAAAATAGTCCATTAGTTTCTTTGGCGGAACTTTAAACTTCTTAGAGACATTATTTATTGTTTTGTCAAAAGTATTTAGGAAATCTGAAGGTTTAGACTCCATCTCCTTAAAAATAGCGTCAACGGCATCTTGTAGTTTAGGGGATAGTTTTTTATATTCCCTAGACTTCTTATGCTCAT